CAAACTCGGCCTGTAGTCGGTCCGCGACAGGAGCCTTTGCAATATAGCGGTCGCGGCGAGTATGGTATGCCGCCGCGTCCTTTTGCAATGGGCGACTGGGGTTCGCCAGTCAATATGCCACCCCGAGGAATGTTCACGTCTCCGCTGTCTATGGGAAGTCCGAGCTTCCCGCTTGTCGGCGGCATTTATGACAGCTACATGACTGGCCCTGACTACACGAGCCAGATCAGGCCAAGCAAGCTGCCCGTCGTCACCCCGACAGGCGGCTTGCCGTGGGTCCACAACCCTCTGGCCCCGTATTCTGGCAACATTCGCGGCACCGGCACAGGCGGTGGTGGCTACGGCTACCCTGTTGTTGGGGCATATACGTTCTAATGCCCCGCGACCCTCGCCTCGACCGCGTTGGCGTGTCCGGCTATAACAAGCCGAAGCGCACCCCGTCGCACCCGACGAAGAGCCACGTCGTTGTGGCCAAGTCCGGCGACGAGGTGAAGACGATCCGCTTCGGGCAGCAGGGCGTCAAGGGCGCTGGCAGCAGCCCCAAGACGGCCAGCGAGAAGGCGCGGCAAGCGTCGTTCAAGGCGCGTCACGCGAAAAACATCGCCAAGGGCAAGATGTCCGCAGCGTATTGGGCCGACAAGGTGAAGTGGTAATGGGACTTTTGAGCGGCACACCAGAACAGGGGTCAGACATTCGTGAATGGGCGCGAGAGGTCGCCCAGATGTATGATATTCCAGAGGGTATCTTCTTGAGCCTCATCACGCAGGAGAGCGGCTGGAATCCTCAAGCTGTGTCCAGAAAGGGTGCGAGCGGGCTAACTCAAATGACGCCTGCCGCCCTTAAGGAGATTGGGCTGTCCATTAGCGACATTGAGGGTGATCAGCGCAATCAGGTGGCGGCTGGCGGACAGTTCCTCAAGAAGAAATACGATGAAATGGGAAGCTGGCCACTGGCGCTTGGCGTTTACAACTCCGGCGCTGGAAACGCAGACAACCCGCGCACGATGTATTTTGATGAAAGCGGAAAGCGCAATTACGTCTACAATACCCCAGAGACAAGAGAATACGTCTTAGGGATACTTGACCGTGCCGCGAGCCAAGACCCAAATGACCTGTTCAACCGCGACAAGTTTTCCGTTCCCCTTAAGGAGCTTACCGAGCAGCAGCAGCTAGATAGAATAGCAGCCTTGTTTCCGAGTGTGCCGAATACGAGGCCAGAGGCAAAGCCATCTGGGGCAAACTTGATGCAAATACTCATGGGGCTAGATCAGCCAGTGCGCCCGCAAAACAGGCCGTCTGGCCTTCTCTCCCCTATGGAGCAATAACATGGACTACGAAACAAGCGAACTGACCAACGAGGTGCAGGAACTCATCAACCAAGAGTGGATGAGCGACGAGAAGCTGCAAGGCATCCTCCGCAACGAGATTGACGATGCCATCGACTTCATCGACAACACCGTGTCGCCGGTTCGCGCTCGGGCGACGGAATACTACCGTGGCGAGCCATACGGCGACGAGGAGGATGGCCGCAGCCAAGTGGTCAGCATGGACGTGCGCGACACCGTGCAGGCCATCATGCCGTCGCTCATGCGGGTGTTCACGTCGTCCGACAAGACCGTCGAGTTCGCGCCCCGCAGCGCCGAGGACGTTCCCGCCGCCATGCAGGCGACCGAATACGTCAACTACATCTTCCACAGCGACAATAACGGCTTTCTGGAGCTTCACTCGGCCTTCAAGGACGCGCTGATCCGCAAGAACGGCATCCTCAAGTTCTACTGGGACGAGTCCGTTGAGACCAGCACCTCCGAGATGACGGGCCTCGACGACGCCGCTCTGGCGATGCTCTCCGCCGATCCCGACGTGTCGCTGGATGTCGTCGAGAGCTACCCCGCGATGGAGCAGACGCAGGAGATGGCGATGATGGGCATGGAGCCGCCGCTCCTGCACGATGTCGTCGCCACCCACCGCCGCTCCAATGGCCGCGTGAAGGTTGAGGCCGTGCCGCCGGAGGAGTTCCTCATCGACCGCCGCGCCAAGAACATCAAGAGCGCCGACTTCGTGGGCCACCGCCGCGTCGTGACCGTGTCCGACCTGATCGCGATGGGCTACGACGCCGACGAGGTGGAGGGGCTTGCCTCCGACACCGACCAGATGGACCTGAACGTCGAGCGCTACACGCGCAATCCGGCGCTGACCAGCCGCACCGCTGACCGCAAGGACAGCGCCATGCGGAAGGTGACGTATATTGAGGCGTATATACGGGTCGACCGTGACGGCGACGGCATCGCCGAGCTTCGCAAGGTCTGCGTGGCCGGTAGCGGACGCAAAATCCTGATGGACGAGGCCTGCGACTTCGCGCCGTTTGCGTCGTTCACGCCCGACCCCGAGCCGCACGAGTTCTTCGGCATCTCGTCGGCGGATGTCGTGATGGACATCCAGCGCATCAAGTCCGTTATCATGCGGAACACCCTCGACAGCTTGGCGATGGCGATCCACCCGCGCATCGCGATCACCGAGGGTCAGGTCAACCTGCAAGACGTGATGAACACCGAGGTCGGTGGCATCATCCGCCAGCGCTCCGCCGGTCAGGTGCAGCCGATTGCCATGCCGTTTGTCGGTCAGCAGGCGTTCCCCGTGCTGCAATACATGGACGAGACCAAGCAGTCGCGCACCGGCATCTCGAAGGCCGCTGCGGGCTTGGACGCTGACGCGCTGCAGTCGTCGACAGCCTCCGCCGTCAACGCGACCGTCAACGCCGCCGCGCAGCACATTGAGATGATCGCCCGCATCTTCGCCGAGACGGGTATGCGCGACCTGTTCCGTGGCATCCTGCGCCTCGTGTGCAAGCATCAGGACCAGCCTCGCATGGTTCGGCTCCGCAATGAGTTTGTGCCGATCGACCCGCGCTGGTGGGACGCCACGATGGACGTGAGCATCAACGTGGGCCTTGGCCGTGGCACCGACAACGAGCGCATGATGATGCTGCGCCAGATCGGCGAGATGCAGAAGGAGGCTATGGCCACGATGGGTCCGGTCAATCCGCTGACCGACATGGGCAAGCTCTATAACACGCTCACCGAGATGACGAAGCTCGCGGGCTTCAAGGACGCTGACCGCTTCTGGAACGATCCGGCGCAATTCCAGCCGCCGCCGCAGGAGCCGCCACAGCCCGACATCAACGAGCAACTGATCGCCGTGCAAATCCAGCAGATACAGGCGGATATGCAGAAGAAAGCCGCAGAGCTTCAACTTCAGCGCGAGAAGATGATGATGGAGGACAACCTCTCCCGCGACAAGATGGAGATGGACCTCTACGTCACCGCCGAGGAGTTCAAGGCCAAGTATGGCACCCAACTCCGCGTCGAGGAGATCAAGCGAGAGACGGCGCTGGATCGCGAGACGTTCAAGGCTCAGTCCGATCTAATCAAGGGTGCCGTGAGTGGCCAGTAAGACTACGGACCAGATCATCACAGATGCGCGGGCTGCGGCCCGCCTCAAGGACGACGGGGATTTATCCCGCTTCCTCGTCGAAATGGAGGCCGAGATATTCGAGGCATTCCGAGCAGCAAATGCGGGAAACACCACGGAGCTTATCATGCTCCACGCCCAACTGGCTGGCGTGGACGCGCTCCGCATCAAGCTGCAATCGCTGATTGATGGCGGAGCCGTTGCACAGCGCAAGGGCTAATCATATAATGGAGACCAGCAATGGCAGATACCGGCAGCCCAATGGGGACCGACCTGCGGAGCGCACAAGAACAGATCAGGGCAATGATGGCACCCTCGCCCGAGGAAAATGCTTCAGCCGCTGATGCGTCCGAGGATGAAAACCTCAACCCCGAAGCAGAGGAAGCCGTCGAGGCGGAAGCTGCCGAGGAGCCTGATGATGGCGAAGGCTACGAAGACGAAACTGACTTCCAACCCGAAGAGGGCCGAACCTTCCGAGTGAAGGTGAACGGCCAAGAGATCGAGGTCACGGAAGATGAGCTTCTGAACGGGTATTCGCGGCAGCAGGACTATACGCGGAAGTCGCAGGAACTGGCCGAAAAGCGCAAGGCGTTTGAGGCGTTTCAGTCTGAGATCGAAGCGGAACGCGCCCAATATGCCCAACTCCTGCCCGCACTCCGGCAGCAGATTGAGCAGCAACTCAGCAACGAGCCGGACTGGGATAGCCTGTATCAGCAGAATCCCACCGAGGCGATGAAACTGGAACGCCAGTGGAAGAAGGCCGCTGAAATGCGCCAACAGCAGCTTCAGGCTGTTGAGGCGGAGCAGCAGCGACTGATGGCAATCCAGCAAAGCCGCGCTCAAGAGGAAATGGCACGGTATCGCGCCGCTGAAGAGCAGCGACTGCCGGAGCTTATCCCCGCGTGGAAGGACGCGAACACACTGGCGAAGGAAGCCAAGGAGGTTCGCGAGTTTCTTCTGGGTAAGGGGTTCTCCACGCAGGACGTTGACGCAATCAATAGCGCGTCACTGGTGGCACTGGCCCGAAACGCAATGCTTTATGAGCGCGGTCAGACAAATGTTCGCAAGGCGCAAGCCGGTGGGAACAAGTCTGGACCGAAGGTGATGAAGGCAGGCTCTCGCGGGACACAGTCACGGCCCAAGGGCGCATTTGAAACGGCGCAACAACGCCTGAAGCAATCTGGCCGCGTGTCTGACGCTGCGGCTGCAATCAAAACCCTCCTGTGAGGACATAGGCTCCTCGCAGGGAAACTGTGAGGAGCCATCATGGCCATCGTAACCAACACCTTTACGCATTTCGATGCGAAGGGCATTCGCGAGTCGCTCTCCGACGTGATCGCGAACATCTCGCCCGAAGAAACCCCGTTCCAGTCGAATGTCGGCTCGAAGTCGGTGTCGAACACCTACTTTGAGTGGCAGAAGGACAGCCTCGCTGCCGCCGACGCCACTGCCCGCATCTCTGGCGATGACGTTTCGTCGTTTGACTCGACCTCGGCCACCACTCGCGTGGGCAACTACACCCACATCCTGCGCCGCACCGTGATCGTTGCCGACAACCTTGAGGCTGTCGACAAAGCGGGCCGCGACAGCGAGCTTGCCTACCAAGTCGCCAAGCGCGGCAAGGAACTCAAGCGCGACATCGAAGCCGTCCTGACCGACAACAACGCTCGCGTTGCTGGCGGCACCGGCACTGCTCCCGAGACCGCTGGTCTCGGCGCTTGGATCGCCACCAACGACAGCCTCGCTGGTGACGGCGCTTCCCCGACCGGCGACGGCTCGGACGCCCGCACCGACGGCACCCAGCGCGCCTTCACCGAGGATATGCTGAAGTCGGTCATGTCGTCCGTTTGGACTGCTGGCGGCAACCCGTCCGTCCTCATGGTCGGCGCGTTCAACAAGCAGAAGGTGTCCGGCTTTGCTGGCATCGCTGCCCAGCGCTACATGGCTCCGGCTGACGGCCCCACCACGATAATTGGGGCCGCAGACGTATACCTCTCCGATTTTGGACAACTTTCGGTTGTGCCGAATAGGTTCCAACGCGCTCGTGACGCTTGGGTTCTCGACACCGAGATGGCTGCGGTCTGCAACCTGCGCCCGATCCAGAAGGTCGACCTCGCCAAGACCGGCGACGCCTCTAAGGCGATGCTGATCTGGGAAGGCGGTCTGGAGGTCTCCAACGAGGCCGCCCACGGCCTCATCGCCGACCTGACCACTGCCTAATCTGAGAACTAGAGGGGGCCGCTTCGGCGGCCCTCTTTCTTTGTGAGGAGAGACGAATGCCCAAGAGAATTTTCGACGTAGACCCAGAGACCGGCATCACCCGCTACTGGCACGTCAAGGACAATGGCGAATTTGCGATTGAGACCGTGCAGGATGTCTCCAGCATCGCCAATGTGAACAAGCGCAGCTACGCCGACATCGACAGCAAGGCCAAGTTTGGCGACTTGGCTCGTGTGGCGTCGATCCCACTCAGCGTGTATTATGACCTCAAGCGGCGCGGCATTGCTGACGATCCAGCGGCGCTGAAGAAATGGTTGAACGACCCTGACAATAGGGCGTTCAGAACACGAGGCGGGACGCTATGAGCATCACCACATATACCGAGCTAAAGGCGGCCATTGCCGACTGGCTCTTGCGCGATGACCTGACCTCGGTCATCCCGACGTTTATCTCGCTGGCCGAGAGCCAATTCCAGCGCGAGATACGCGACTACCGCATGATGAAGCGGGCGACCGCCGAGATCGACAGCGGCTACTCGGCGATCCCGTCCGACTGGCTGCAAAACATCCGCTTCCAGCTTAACACGTCGCCGATCACGACGCTGGAGTACGTGACGCCGGATCAGGCCGCCGAGGAGCTTGCGTGGCACTCGTCGAACCGCCGCCCTCTGTTCTTCACAATGGTCGGCGAGGAGTTTCAGGTCGTACCAGCGCCGGATGGGACATACGAGGGCGAGTTGACCTACTACGCCAAAATCCCCGCGCTGTCGGCGAGCGTGGCCAGCAACTGGCTGCTCGACGACGCCCCCGACCTGTATCTCTACGGCGCCCTCATGCAGGCCGCGCCGTATCTCAAGGATGACGAGCGGATCGCGGTGTGGGGCGGCCTCTACCGGCAGGCGCTTGAGGCTCTCAGCGTCCAGAGCGACCGCGCCAGCATCGGGTCGTCGTCGATCCGAATGAGACCGCGAGCGATGGCTTGAGAGATCGCCGGTCAACCCAAGTCGGGAGGGCCGGTGAGTTTTTCGCGGCCTACAAGTTGCAAATGGCTGGCATCGAGGTCCACCACCACGACGCCGCCTTTGACCTGATCGCCATACTGCCCAGCGGCAATATGCTGCGCGCCGAGGTGAAGACCGCGTCAGCGCCGAAGCATGGCCGGATGTATGGCTTTAAGATCGGTGGCTCGAAGGCTGACCTGTTTGTGTTCGCCGCGCTGGATGTCGGCTTGGTCAAGGTGTTGCGGCCATGTAGCATCGGGGAGAAGCGGATGATATACTTTTCAGCAAGTGAGTTCAGCACTGAAAACGAGGCCGCCGACCTTGCGGCCATACTGCAAGAGGATGGCCAATGAGCTTCTCCAACAACTATGAAACGAATGTTCTAACGTGGACGTTCACGTCTGACGCCGTCACCCGCCCTACCGCTTGGTATCTAGGCCTGTTTACGGCCAACCCCAACGAGGATGGCTCCGGCGCGACCGAGATCAGCGGCAACAACTACAGCCGGAAGGCTGTCACGTTCACCGTGTCGGGCAACCTCGCCACCAACAGCGGCGCAGTCGAGTTCGACGCCGCCACTGGGTCGTGGGGGACAATCTCGCACGTCGCAGTGTTTGACGCCTCGTCGGGCGGCAACCAGATCGCCTACGCCGCGCTCACAACGTCGAAGGCGATCACGACGGACGACGTTCTCCGCTTCCCAGCGGGTGACGTGGACATCACTCTGGACTAAAATGAGCAACACGCAACTTAAACTCGGAGGCCGCAAATGGCTACACTAAATGATCGGGTGTTCGACAACGGCCTAACCGTTCTCGACACCGAAGCAAATCGCATCGACATCACATCTCAGGAAGCCACCAGCTACGCTGAAGCCACCAGCACCTACACGCTGGGCAACAGCACCTCGCTGTCGATTGGCGCTCCACAGGACCGCTCTGGCGGGGGCCGTGAGGTTGTCGTGGCTGCTATCACCGATGGCTCGGTCACTGGCACTGGCACTGCAACCCATTACGCTATCGTGGACACCTCGAACAGCCGCTTGCTGGCTACGGGTTCGCTCACAGCTTCGCAGTCGGTCACTTCTGGCAACACCTTCACCCTGTCGTCTGTCGCAATCGGTATCCCTGACCCTGCGTAATCTGATTTAAGTCTCGACAACAGGATAGGTGAAACATGGTCACTCTCGTAAACAGAGCCAAAGTTGCCACGGCCACCACTGGCACTGGCACGATCACCCTCGGCTCTGCTGAGAGTGGCTACCAGACCTTTGCTGACGCTGGCGTGGCTGACGGGAATGTCGTGCGCTACGTAATCGAGGATGGCACGGACTGGGAGATCGGCACAGGCACCTACACGGCGTCTGGCACCACCCTGACACGGACTGTGCTTGAGAGTTCCAATGCCGATGCTGCGTTGAACCTAAGCGGCTCTGCGGTGGTGTATGTGTCGGCTGCGGCTGAGGATATTCCGCCTGCCCTTGAGTTGTATGCTGAAAACCCGTCTAGTCCTACTGCGCCTAGTGCTACTGGCACGAATGCTGTGGCGATTGGGTTTAGTTCATTAGCTTCTGGTTTTGGAGCTTTTGCAGCAGGCTACGACAGCACTGCGTCTGGCAGCGATTCAGTCGCACTTGGAAGTGGAAATATAGCGTCTGGCACTCATGGATTTGCCGTAGGTGGTGGAACTGCCACTGCGGCTGGCGCAAGGTCAATTTCCATCGGCTACGCTTCTGACGCTTTCTCAAACGATTCGACTGCTGTGGGAAGAACTGCCCAAGCACGGGCTGTAAATTCTAACGCTTTCGGTTATAATTCCTACGCCATAACGGGGTCAGCCGCTACTGCTATTGGTCAAGCCTACGCATCCGGCACAGACAGCTTCGCAGCAGCTATAGCCAACAACACTTCTAGCTATGGCGCTACTGGGGCTAACTCTGTGGCGATTGGGTATCAAGCGAAGGCAAGCGGCAATTACTCAACAGCCATTGGTGACACTGCCCAAGCAACAGGGTTAAGCTCAATATGTATTGGTGATGCCGTTGCCTCTGGCCGTGGTTCTATCGTGATTGATGGAGAAGGAAGCAGCACACACTCAGGTTTACGTGGCGTAAGCATTGGCTACAGTTCTACTGGCAGTGCTGATTACAGCGTAGTGCTAGGTTTTAGCGCCAAGGATCAAGGGGTTAAGTCAAGATTTGCGTTTAGTGGCAGAGCTTTTAATAACGATGGTGACAGCCAAAATGGTATGTTCCCGTTGCGCATTGCAACCACCGACGCAACACCCGCTGCCCTTACGACAGATGGCGGTGCAGCATCTACCGATAACCAAATCATCCTTCCCAACAACTCAGCCTACAGCTTCAGCGGCACGATCATCGCACGGCAAGATGCAGCATCTGGCAGCGACTACGCAAGTTGGGAAATCAAGGGGGCATTGTTGCGTGACGCCAACGCTGCATCGACTGTGCTGGGCAACGGGATCAAGAACAAGCTGTATGCCTCGGCTGGTGCCTCTGCGTGGGACATTGCACTGACTGCTGACACAACCAACGGTGGCTTGGCTATCACTGTGACGGGTGCAGCCGCTACAAACATTCGGTGGGTCGCCACTGTGAACACAAGCGAGGTTACTTACTGATGGGTAAGATCGAACTAGATCACACTGGCTCTGGCTCTGGCGTTACGCTGTCGAGCGATGGCACTGACCTGCTGCTGAATGGCACTGCGATTGGCGGGGGTGGTGGTTCTGCCCTTGAACTGTATGCTGAGAACCCATCCAGCCCGACTGCGCCTAGTGCTACTGGCGATAATGCTGTGGCTATTGGTAGTAGTGCCGTTGCGTCAAACAACGACGCTATAGCACTTGGTCATTCATATGCCTCTGGCGCTTCCGCTTTTGCCGCAGCTCAAGAAATCGGCTCATCTTTCTATGGGGCGCTCGGCGCTAACTCTATTGCTATTGGCCGTGGCGCAAGGGCGTCTACGACAAGGGCAACAGCCATTGGGTATTCTTCTGTTGCCACTGGCACAAATGCCATAGCTTTGGGGTATGTAAATACTTCCTCTGCAAATAATGCCTACACATTTGGGAATAACAACACTGCATCTGGACAGGTTTCATTTGCCATAGGTTCGGAAAATACAACATCGCAAACCTATGCGGGTTCGTATGGCATCGGGGCATCGGCAAGTAAGAAGGGCCAGATTGCATCCAAACTTGGATTTTTGGCTCAAAAGAGCGACTGGTATTTGAGCCGTCAAACAACGGATGCAACCCCGATTGCATTAGTCGGAGGGTCAAACACTGGTTCGGCAGACACCACCAACCAAATCATCCTACCCAATAACTCTGCCTTTGCCTTCCACGGCACCATCGTAGCCCGTCAGCAAGCCTCGGCAGGCACTGCCTGTGCGGCTTGGAAGATCGAGGGCTTGATCCGCAGGGAAGGGTCGGCGGGAACGACAGTGCTGGTCAACTCTGCTACAACTGTTCTGGACAACACTCCAGCTTGGGGCATGGCGCTCTCGGCTGATACGACCAACGGTGGCCTGAAGATCGAAGTGACTGGGGCTGCTGCAACCAACATTCGCTGGGTGGCTACGGTAAACACCAGCGAAGTAACCTACTAAGGAGGCCACGATGGCTATTCAGTTGAACCTTGAAACCAGCCAGTATGGCACTCCGTTTGCTGGCGCTTACTTCCGCATCGTCACTGCGGCTGTCTCTCGGATGCGCGAGGGCGGCCCCAAGTTCACGGTGATGATTGATGTCGCTGGCTATGCCACGGCCACGCCCAGTGACGACACCCGTGAGGTGGACTTCCGCCGCTACCATGCCGATTTGGCAGAGGTCGAAGCTGCGGCTGGCGCTAACTTCCTCGACAAGTGCTATGCTTGGGTTATGGCGCAAGAAGATATGAACGGGAGCGTTGCGGTCTAATGGCACTCATTCTGTCTCACATAAATACGACAGAGATTAGTTCTTCAGTTTCGAGTGTTGATCTCTCATTGACTGGAGATTTTTCAGTTTACCAGCTTATTGCTGACGGGCTGACAACATCCGCATCTGGGGCAGATATATGGCTTCGTGTCTCTACGGACAATGGTTCTACTTTTGTTAGTGGGGCGGGAGATTACTACTGGGGTGGGAGGTATAGGTATGCTGCTGTTAGTAGTCTTGGCGCTTCCAACCGTGGTGTTTCAGGTGGAGATACTAAAATTATTTTGGCAGAGGCCATAAACCCAACAGATACAATAAGTTTAAGTTACTATTTGCATGGTGCCAAACCCTCTGGGCAAAGATTTAATATTGGCGGTCGATACACTGGCACTGCGGCTGACTATGTTCAGGAAGCGACATATGCGGGAAGTTATGACACAGCAGCAACTATTACCGATATTCAAATCTTACCATCAACTGAAACCTTGGACACTGGCACAATTCGGCTTTACGGGGTGGCATGATGAAAAAATATGTAAACGGCATTATTGTAGAATTGTCTCCTAGTGAAATTGCTGAACGGCAAGCCCATGAAATTGCTTACAACGCAAATGAGGGTGAAAGGCTTTCAGAAGAAATCCGTAACCAGCGCAACCGCCTGCTGTCAGACACCGACTGGATGGCCCTGAGCGACAACACCATGTCCCCAGCTTGGGCATCGTATCGTCAGGCACTTCGTGATATTACTGCACAAGAGGGTTTTCCGTATAGCGTGATCTGGCCCGCCAAACCTTGAGGTAAGCCATGCTCGGTTTCTCCCCATTAGCCTCTGCGCCCCTAGCGGATGATGGGGTAGAAGCTGCGGTTGTCCACCTTCTGACAGCCGCCCCTATTACTACGGGCAATCCAACCGTCAGCGCGTCCAGCGTAGCGCAGGAACACGGCCTTACGCTTTCCGCCATTACGACAGGCGCTCCAACCGTCAGCGCGTCCAGCGTAGCGCAGGAACACGGCCTTACGCTTTCCGCCATCACGACTGGATCGCCTTCTGTCGGCTCCGCGATAGCCACAGTGGTGGTCGCTTTTGCGGGCGGCAACATCACGACCGGCGCTCCAACCGTCAGCGCGTCCAGCGTAACGCAGCGTCACGCCCTGACATCCAGCGCCATCACGACAGGCGCTGCAATTATCGCCGCGTCCAGCGTAGCGCAGGAACACGGCCTTACGCTTTCCGCCATCACGACCGGCGCTCCAACCGTCAGCGCGTCCAGCGTAGCGCAAACACTCGCGCTTACGCTTTCCGCCATTACGGCGGGATCGCCAACCGTCAGCGCGTCCAGCGTAGCGCAGGAACACGGCCTTACGCTTTCCGCCATTACGGCGGGATCGCCAACCGTCAGCGCGTCCAGCGTAGCGCAAACACTCGCGCTTACGCTTTCCGCCATTACGACAGGCGCTGCAATTATCGCCGCGTCCAGCGTAGCGCAGGAACACGGCATTACGCTTTCCGCCATTACGGCGGGATCGCCAACCGTCAGCGCGTCCAGCATAGCGCAGGAACACGGCCTGACATCCAGCGCCATCACGACCAGCGTTCCTACTGTCGCCGCGTTGACCTTCGCGGAGGTCATCTTTGCGGCCACCCAGACGAGCGTTGCGGCGCTCATGGCGGCCGACGCCGTCTTGGTCCGGCAGTCGAGTGTCGCCGCGAGCGCCTCGGCACCGGCAAGCGCGGCGGCGCGGCTGGTGCGGCAGGCATTCGCAGAGGTTCAGCAAACTGCTACGGCGGACATCACCGCCGCCTACACGGTCAACGCTTCCGCGCCCACCGCAGCGCAGGCCACCCTTACGCCGCGAGGGCAGCGCAGGCTTAAAACTAGCGCAACCACAGCCGCCTCTGTTATAGTCTTGGCAAACGCCCGCTATAAGTGGATCGACGAGGCCGTCACCGCAGAAACATGGACTGAGGCCAGCGCATCATCAGAAACATGGACGCCCGCAGCGTCTAACGCAGAAACATGGACTGAGGCCAGCGCATCATCAGAAACATGGACGCCCGCAGCGTCTAACGCAAAAAGCTGGGCGGCAGCCTAGAGACATCAGCAAGTAAGGTAACCGCCGGAGTAGCCTGCATGGACGCCCTCGACATGATCCTCAAATACATCGTGCTTCCTGTCGGGGGCTTTGTCTGGATGATGTTCAGCCGCCAGCAGTCGCACCACACCGACATTGAGGTGCTAAAGGCGCAAGCTACGGCCACCAAAGAGGCGCATGACCGCGAGTTCAAGGAGGTGCGCGAAAACTTCAAGCGAGTTTTTGAGAAGCTCGACGGCATCGAGGAGGCATTACGCAAATGATAAACGCGGCTGGTATATCGCTCATCAAGAACTTCGAGGGCTGCAAGCTCAAGGCGTATCAGGATAGCGCAGGCGTCTGGACGATTGGCTGGGGGACAACTGGCCGCGCTGGCCTTGGCATTGAGCCTGCCGATGGCATGACCATCACGCAGGCAGAGGCCGACCACTGGCTTGAGAAGGGCGTCAACAAATTCGCCGCCGAAATCGCGCCGCTCATCACTGCGCCGATCAACGCCAACGAGATGGCCGCGTTCACCTCGCTGGCCTATAACATCGGCACGACCAATTTCGCCAAGTCATCGGCCCTGCGCCACTTCAACGCTGGCGACAAGATGGCCGCTGCTGAATCAATCCAACTCTGGAACAAGGCTGGCGGCAAGGTGCTTAACGGGCTGGTCCGCCGCCGTTCCGCTGAGATGGCCCTGTTCCTGACGCCAGTGCCGCCAGAGCCAGCGCCGCAGCGGGCCAGCATTTCGCAGAGCAAGACTGTGCAGGCCAGTGCCGTGCAGATTGTCAGCGCCGGAACCGCTGGCATTGGCGCATTTGCTGCGCTGGATGGCACTGCTCAGATCGTGGCGATGGTCATCGCTGGCGTGATCGGCTTGGCCGCGCTGTTCATTATCCGTGAGAGGGTGAGGGCATGGGCCTCTGGCTGGCGCTGAGTGGCAAGGTCAAGACGTGGCTGGCCGTAGCGGGCGGTGTCGTTGTTGCGCTATTCTACGCCTACATCAAGGGCCGCACAGATCAAGGCAAGGCCGACGAGGCCGAGGAGATTAACGAATACGTTGAGACGAGGCGCAGGATCGATGACACGACTATCCCTAACGATGCCACTGCTGCTCTTGACTGGCTGCGTCAGCGTCAATCAGGCGGCGATATGTGATGGCACGAAAGCGTCCAGATCGGAACTTGCTGACGCTTTGGTTGCTGGCGCTCCTGATCGCGTTATACTTCGCGGCGCTGTCCTTATTGCCCAGATAGACGCGGCCTGCGGTGATGCGACATGACACGCCCGCGCCGCGTTGCAACTAGCGCCGCCACGGCTATCTCTGCTATAATCGCGGCAAGCGCTCGCTATAAGTGGCTCGACGAGGCTGTCACCTCAGAGATATGGACGCAGCGAGCCGCAGCATCAGACACACGGACGCCAGCCGCGTCCGACGCAACAGATTGGACGGAGACATAGATGGCAACGACAAATCAGAATTGGGCGTTGCCCACGGTAGGTGCGTCTCAGGACACTTGGGGAACCACGCTTAACACGACCATTGAGGCGATTGACACGCTTGTTGGGACGGTGACGGCCACCGAGATTTCGTATCTCGACGGCCTGACGAGCAATATCCAAACACAGTTTTCGAACCTATCGACCACCAAAGCAAACCTAAGTGGTGCGTCTTTTACGGGAGCAGTTGACGTTACTGCGTCCCTGACAGCCAACAGCCTCGTCATCGACAACGGCGCATCAGATTGGTCCTTCGAGATCATCAGCAATGTCCTGCACTTCAAGTATGCAGGCGTCAGCAAGGCAAAGCTCGACACCTCTGGGAACCTAACCGTAGCCGGTAACATTACAGCATACGGAACAGTCTAGGGTGTATGGGGGAGTATCTACATGACAATCCCAGCAACAGGCGCTGTTAGCCTTTCAACGATTAAGACTGAATTTGGAGGTGGCGCGGCTGTTTCGCTTGGAGACTACTACGGCGTAGTCTCTGGTGTCGCAACTTCTGGCGCAATCAACATGGACAGCTTTAGAGGTAAAACCTTTGACGTAATAGACATAGTCACAGCCAGCGGCACATATGCCAAACGCGCCAACCAAGCGACATATGTCCACATCTTCGCGGTGGGGGCTGGCGGCTCTGGAGGTTCGTCAGATTGGGACACGGCTGGTTTCACTACTGGCGTTGCAGCGGCGAGTGGGGGCGGCGCAGGCGGCGTTTGCCACCATCGTCTCGCTGGTGCTTCATTCACTGGTAACTACTCAATAACTATTGGAGTTGGTGGCTCTGGCGTCACTTCTGCTGGGGACCACTTTCTAGCAGGCAACGCGGGTGGCGCAACAACAGTCTCTGGCGCGTCTACCAGTCTGACAGCGAATGGGGGTAGCGGTGGTGAAGCGGATGAAGATAGCGGCAGCGGCACAGATACCTCTACGGCAGCGGCTGCGTCCGGTGGAACCGCGTCAGGCGGCAACCAGTTTAACTACACGGGCGGATCATCCGGCCAAGCGCAGCGTGTAGGTGATAAGTCGGGTGCCTGCACTGGCGGCGGCGCTCCTAAGTTTTCTGCGAGCAGCTACGACAGCTCTGCCTCAACAAGCGGTGCAACGTCTGGCGCGAAGGTCAGCAACAAAAATGACCTACCAGCAGTCATACAGACCTATCTATCAAATCGCGGCCAGACCCTTACACTAACCAATTTTGACGCATCGGATGCTCGCTACAACGCAACCTCTGGCTCTACTGGCTCCCCGACATACGGCGCTGGGAGCGGAGGGGCAACTTGCAGCAGCGGTGGAAACGCCACAGGCAATGGCGGCAATGGCGTTGTTCTTATTATTTACGAGGTGGTGTGATGGCACTCGTCGAGATAAAGCCCCCCGCAGGCTTCCACAACCACGGCACCGACCTTGAGAGCGAGGGCCGCTGGCGCGATGGCAACCTCGTCCGCTGGCACGAGGGAAGCCTGCGACCAATTCGCGGCTGGGTAGATCGCACAGGCGATGTGGAATATGCCGCGCCGCCTCGTGGAATGATTGCGTGGCAGGATAACAGCCTATCCCGCTGGATCGCGGCTGGCACCTACAACAAGCTCTACGTCACGACATCCGGCGGGGTCACCTCGGACATCACGCCCGCTGGCCTGACCGCTGGCGTTGAGGACGCTACGGTGAATACCGGCTTCGGTGGCGGCTACTACGGCACCGGCTACTACGGGCAGGCTCGGCCAGATACTGGCAACTATGGCGAGGTCACGACGTGGGCGCTCGACACTTGGGGGCAATACCTCGTCGCCTGCTCAAGCGCCGACGGCAAGCTCTACGAGTGGCAGCTTAACACCGGCACCCCTGCGGCTGTTATCGCCAATGCGCCGACCGACAACCTCGGCCTCATCGTCACCGAGGAGCGCTTCCTAATGGCGCTCGGCGCGGGCGGCAACCCTCGCAAGGTGCAGTGGTGCGACTTCGAGGACAACACGCTCTGGACACCGGCCTCGACCAATCAGGCTGGCGACCAGCTACTCCAGACGAGCGGACAGATCATGTGCGCCGCGAGGACGCAGGGCCAGACGCTGGTCGTGACGGATCAGGACGCGCACCGCGCCGTCTACGTCGGTGCGCCGTTTATCTACCAGTTTGAGCGGGTGGGGACAGCGTGCGGCGCCGTCGCCCGCAAGGCCATCGCCGACACGGCTGGCGGCGTCTACTGGATGGGCCAGCGCGGCTTCTACTACTACGACGGCTCCCGCGTTCAGGAGGTGCCATGCCCAGTGTGGGACCGCGTCTTCCTGAACATCAACACCGCGCAGGTCACCAAGTCGTGGGCCGTGGCCAACGGGCAGAACGGCGAGGTGTGGTTCTTCTACCCTTCCGCAAACTCCACCGAGATCGACAGCTACGTCGCATACGACTTCCACGACGGCCACTGGCTCGTCGGGTCCATCGACCGCACGGCTGGCGTGGATCGCGGCATCTTCCGGCAGCCCGTGTGGGCCTCGTCCGCTGGCCGCCTCTATGACCACGAGACGGGCTTCAACTACGACGGGGCCGAGGTCTACGCCGAGAGCGGCCCGTTCCGCATTGGCGCTGGCGACAACCTCGCTGCCGTCACTGAACTTGTGCCTGACGAGATCAACCTCGGCGACGTGACGGCCACGTTCAAGACGCGCCTCTACCCCACGGCTGACGAGGCATCTCACGGCCCCTACACGATGGGCAACCCGACGAGCGTCCGCTTTCAGGGCCGCCAGATCAGGATGCGGCTGTCCGGCAACGTCGGCGGCGAATGGCGCGTCGGCAAGTTCCGCTTTGACGTGAAACCGGCGGGCCGCAGATGAGCGCGATCCTCCCGCCACCCGTCGGCCCCGACTGGAAGGTCTGGGGCCGTCAGCTTTCGACCTACCTCGGTCGGGCGCTGTCGCGTATGCAGTTTAAGGCTGGCAACCCCGTGCCTGCCGAGAACGGCATCCTGCTCTGGGATGACGTGGCGGGCTATCCGGTCGTGTCAAAGAACGGCGAGTTCCGGCAAATCATCTTGGAGGATGGTAACTACCGAGGGACCATCACCAGCAACGTGACGGCGGCGGCGGTGGATACGCCATACGAATTAACCTACACGCCGACGCTGTCAGAGGGGATCGCCAACGATGGCACCTATCCGAGCCGCATCGTTTTCACAGAGGCTGGTGAATACTTGATCAGCTTCTCCGCCCAGATTTCCTCCAGCACGGCGGCGGCGGTGACGTTCCGCTTCTGGCCGCGCATCAACGGCACAAACGCCGCGGGAGCCACAATGGTCAACAGCCTGCAAAACAACGGGGCCACGTTTGTGGCCTCGAGGTCGGCGGTGTTCCATGTTGATGCTGGCGACTACCTAGAGGCCATGTGGGCCACGACCGATACGAATGGCTTTCTCGACGCCACGGCGGCGACAGCATACGCGCCCGCAGCGCCAGCCAGCACCATCGTGATAACGAGGGTCCACGGATGACAGCGCTGGCCGCTGATGATAATATCGCTGCAAGGGTCCGCATATACTACGTTCCTCGGGCCTCTATCGACGATCACTGGCCCGCGATCTTGGAGCTACTCGCTCCGGCCATTGAGAGGGAGGCGAGGAACATCGGGCCGGAACACGTTTACGACGACATCGCCGCTGGCAATTCGCTGGCGTGGGTCGTCGAAGTAGAGGACAAGCTGATCGGCTCATTCGTGACGAGCCTCGTGCAGCACCCTCGCCGCCGCACTCTCCGCATAGACTACCTAGCAGGGTCAGAGTTGAGCGAGTGGTGGGCAGAGGCACTGAGTGCCGTCGAGATTAGCGCCAAGCAGTGCGAGGCGCAGGCCATAGAGGCAAACGGTCGAGACGGCTGGACACAATACGCCCGCAGGGTGGGCTTCGAGCGGCGCTGGTCGCACTTTGAATTGGAGATATAGATGGGCGGCGAAGTAAAGACGACGACCGAGAGCAAGCTACCATCCTATCAGGAGCAATACCTGAAGGAGACGCTGTTCCCCTACGCGAAAGACATCGCCACGCAGCCCATCACGCCCTATGGCGGCGCCATGACCGCGCCGCTCTCGGCGCTGTCTGGCGAGGCCGCTGATGTCTACCGCCGCATGGGCGAGGCACCCGACATTGCGGGCCGCACCGCTGCCAACTTCGCGGCGATGAGGGAGACCGTCCTTGACCCGCAGATCGCGGCGATGGCGCGTCAGCGGGCGCAGGAGATGACCGGCCAAGAGGGCGACATCATCCGCTCCGGCGCGTTTGACGCCAGCCGCCGTGGCGTCTACGAGGGTGAGCGGGCTGCC